TACCGCACCGTGAATCTGGACCCACTGAATATTCGGCCACTCACACCTGAGCAGCAGAGGGAGTTAGCCCAGCAGCTGGCAGAAATCGCAGCAGCGCACGGCATGGAGTTACAGTCCTGCGCCGAAGATGTTGGCATCCCCCACTCCTGCTGCGTTGACGGCAGACGGTTCGGGGTTGTAAAACCCAAAGACCGCAATCAGCGCGGGCTGTGCCAATGCGTCGAGAGCGTTGACATCGGCGCATACAGCACTTGCAGTCACGGGTGCGCGTATTGCTATGCAACCCATTACGGCATTGTACACCCAGATGTTGACCCTGACTGTGACGTGTTGGGGCCTCCGTTAAAGGGAACCGAAAAAATAAAGCAGAGGAATTGATTATATGATTGAGAAAGTAAACCCCGCCCATCCTGATAAAATCGCTGACCGGATTGCCGGAGCGATTGTGGATATAGCGTACAAGGTCGAGGATGACCCGACCATCGCGGTCGAAGTCCTTATCGGACACGGCTGCTGCCACATCATCGTGGAGACCTCCGCGAATCTGCTGCGGAATGAGATTCTTGAAACCATCCACCGTGCGGCTCGCCGTATTGCGGGGCCATTTGTGCAGGTGATGTTGAGCATCTATCCGCAGGACCCGCACCTCACCGAAAATCAAAGCGGAGGGTTCCGATGCGGGGACAACGGCATCTTCCGAGGTGTGCCGCTCACCGATGAACAGAAAGAGCTGTCCAGCATCGCCCGTGAAATCTACGGGCAGTTCCCTTCGGATGGCAAATACATTCTGAATGGTGAGCGCCTTATCATCTGCCAGAGCAACGCAAACAGCGCAGAGTTGGCGCGGTCATACCCAGAGTACCACACCATAGTGAATCCTCTCGGCGATTGGAGCGGCGGTACGGATGTAGATACGGGGGCCACCAATCGGAAACTTGGTTCAGACATGGCTGATTCCGTGACGGGCGGCGGACTGCACGGCAAGGACCTCTCGAAAGCTGACGTGTCCCTGAACATTTACACTTTCCTCAAAGCGCAGGAGACAGGCAAGCCTGTCGAGTTGTGCTGTGCCATTGGCGATGAGGAAATCAACGGCATTCCGTATGCCGACATCGTAGAACAGGCAAGAGGCTACATTCAGTCCATCGGCGGCTTTGAGAAGTTTGCTGAGTGGGGGCTGTTCTAAAAACTCAATACCGGAGAAAAGTGAGAGCCGGTCAGTTGACTGGCTCTCTTTTTCTATGCACATCACAAGGAGGACAAGAAAATGCAAGTCATTAACAAACGCGTTGACGAGCTCGTTATGTACGAGAACAACGCTCGCCGGAATGACGCTGCGGTAGCGAAGGTTGCTGACAGTATCAAGCAATTCGGATTCCTAAACCCGATTACGATTGATGCCAACAACGTCATCATCTCCGGTCACACGCGACTGAAAGCCGCAATACAGTTAGGGATGGAGGAAGTTCCCTGCGTCGTTACTGACCTGTCAGATGAGGATGCGAAACTTGCTCGTATCGTGGACAACAAGAGCCATGAGTACGCAACGTGGGACGTTGGCAAGCTCCATAAAGAGCTGTCGGGCATCAACCTCGGTTTCAAGACCACATTCTTTACCCCCAGCCAAGACCAGAAATTCTTCAAGGAGAATAAATTCCTCATCTTCGGCAGTAACCAAATGCCGATTACAGAGGACGAATTTAGTCGGCTCAAAGCGGTCTACGACGCGTACATCGAAAAACACAAGACCTACATCGGCTTTGTGATGTGGTTGACAGGAGGTGACGCAGAATGAATCTCAGAGAAGTTTCGACAGCGCGGCTGAGAGAGTACGAAAACAATCCGCGCAACAATGACCTTGCTGTTGAGAAGGTCAAGTACAGCATTCAGCGGTTCGGGTTCCTGTTCCCTGTTGTCATCGACGTAAACTACGTCATCGTGGCAGGACACACCCGTGTTCGTGCTTGTCGTGAGCTTGGAATCCAGACCATCCCCTGCATCATCGCAGATGAGTTGACGGAGGAACAAATCAACCTGTTCCGCTTGGTTGATAATAAGACCAGCGAGTACAGCGATTGGGATTTCGAGAAGCTGAAAGATGAGTTGGCGTGTGTCGATTTGACGCTGGAAAAGAACCAGCTTCTGCTCGAACGCTTTGAGCTTTCTGCGGAGG